GAAAGAAAGGCAATAAGGTCCTGTTCGTATGACGGGAGATGTCACAGACGCAGCTGTGTAATCGGATCATATCCAATGCTGCCAAAGTGGAGGGACAACTGCTCAGACAGTGCAAACTGCTGAGCGATGACGACTGGAAGAAAATCGGTGACGCGACAGGGAAAATAGCAGAATTGCCTATCGAGATCAACACCAGGCTGGCGACAGTACAGGAGATTAGGGGGCGCTGTAGAGATTTGAGGAACAAGGATAACCTCGACGTATTGATCGTGGACTACTTGCAGTTGTGCAGGAGCCTTAAGAAACACGAAAATAGGCGCCAAGAAATCGAAGATGTTTCAAGGCAGCTCAAGGAGATTGCGATGGAGTTCAACATCCCGGTTATCGCCCTTAGCCAGCTAACCAGGGATAGTGCAAGAAACGCCAGAGAGCCCGAACTGTATGACTTAAGGGAAACAGGTGGTATTGAGCAAGACGCTGACGTCGTAATGTTCCTTTATATACCCCCGGGCACCGACGAAACACAGGATAATTTTGACATCAAAGTACTTGTAAAGAAACAAAGGAACGGTCCATTGGGATACGCATTTTTACGCTATTACAAACGCACCTTTCAGTTATATGGTTAACAAAAATGAAAGGATGATGGAAATGGAACGGCTGGCAATGATCGTGCTTTCAAGCTCAATCTTACTGATACCGGAGCGGGTACTGTGGAAATACCTACCTGGTTGCGAGATTGAGGCCGGAAGGATCCGAGGCAAAGCATATGCAAAGCTGATAAAAGCTAAAAAGGAGAAGGCTGGCTCAGAACATCGCATTCTAATACTACGGAGAGTACACCGCAGATAAGAAAAAAAGGGCTTTCCAGCCCAACTCCAATTTTATTTTATCATAGCCGGGAGGCCCTTGTAAATGTCCAACGAGGAGTTAGTGAAGAGAATTAAAGACGGCGAAACTAATCTTCTGGCAGACCTCTGGATGCAGGTAAGGCGCTTCATAGCAAAAAGAGCATCGGTTTTTCTCCTTCAGCACAGAGATAGAAGCAAGGTCGACAAGGAGGATCTTATACAGTCAGGTTACTTTGCTTTGCTGGAAGCTATAAGAAAATATGATCCCGAGGCCGGCAGTTCATTTATTAACTACTTTAACTATCACCTCCGGAGACGTTTTCGGATGGAAGCAGGTATCTGGAGCAGCCGCAGGGACGTATTACTGGAAGCCTTGTCAATAGATGATGTGATCTGGGGCGGAGATAATGAGGACGTTACATTTGCAGATACGATCAAGTCGGAAGCTGCTGAAGCTGAATTTGATGAAGCAATTGAGCGGGTGAAAAATGAACAGATAGCTAATGCCGTTAAGAAATGTATACAAAAGCTGAAGCCAATATATCAGGAAGTGCTTATTCAAATATATTTTGAACAGCACAAGATAAAGGATATCGCAAAGGATCACGGCTTATCAAGCAGACAGGTAACGCTGATTCATCATTGGGCAATAAAGCGGCTCAGAGTTATGCCGGCGATCCGCAAATTGAAAAGAGATAATTACCTGGACCTATATACCAAGTTTTATAAGCACAAGAGCTACAAAGCATTCAATACGAGCTTTAGCTCAGTGGTTGAGGACTTGATAATCAACCGCGAAAAGCGAGAGGAAGTAAAAGAAGCGGAACGGAGGCGGTTCATATGAGAGTTTGATGTAGGCCTTCGGCATGAGGCACTAAAGAGCATGCCGGACCTGGACAGGACCAGCGAATGAAAAACCTGAGACCTGATGTTAGGCGTAAAGTTTGGCAGTGATACCGCAAAGCGTTTTGAGTGGAGGAACAACTTCATCAGGATATACGACAAGGAAGACAACATTGTTTTAGAAGGCAGCTTTCATTACCTTCTTGCCAGGCTAAAGGAGGCCAAGGAAAGCGAAGACTAAACTACTAGAAAAAACTAGACTTTGAAACACCTTATATGGCGGGGGCGTTGGAAAAAGGGTGGTCCTATGTCCGGAAAAAGTAAATGGCGCATAAAAGAAATTATCAAGGTTGCCAAAGAGGCGGCGCTGAGAGCACTAAGAACCGGGGCAGAAATGATACTCACCGAGGCTATAGACGAGGCGCCTATAGATACAGGAACACTACGCAGGAGTGGTACCGTAACCGTGGGCGGGCTGCCCGACGGGGCGCAGGTGTATGAAGCTGCTGAATCCGGTACTGAAATGAAAGATGCCTTTCCCGGTCAGGAAGGTAAGGAGAAGGCTGTTTATATCAGCTTCAATACTCCTTATGCCCACAGGATGCATGAAGATTTAGGTTACACGCCAAAGAGAGGCGGGGGGCCAAAATATCTAGAAACGCCGTTCAACCGGAACAAGAAAAAAGTGCTGAAATACGCTGCAAAGGCAGTGCAAAAAGCCCTCAATAAAGCAGATTAGTGATGCATTATTTCTGCATTACGTTGAAATAGAGGCTTGGAAATAAAGGCTTGTAACTACCCCATAAGATGTACAGGCATGTGAGGATGAAAGGAAGGTGATCATTATGAAAGAAAATGAAAGAGCGGTACTCCAATTAGAGTATGTTTTTAAGTTCGGCACTCTGGTAAACCTAATCAATGATTCATTCCAGTATTTGCGCCTTGAAAGAGAAGTTACCGACCTACAAATCTTCGCAGGCATGGTTGAGGCCATTAAGAGGATGTTTGCCGAACTTAATCCTGACATATTTAAACATCCGTCGTCAAGTGATCTATACCAGCATATTGAGATCAGCCATGCCCTGTTTAAGGAGATGCTTGATAGCGGCACCAAAATAACAGACTGTATCGAAGCATTCTTCAGGACCGGGAATGCGGAAGAGCTAAGGCCGCTCGTTTCCGGTGGATTGATCAAAACTCATGCGGAACTGCTGAGAAAACTGAACAAATCACTTGATAGTCTGAATATCGCTTACGCCAAGCTAAATAAGCAGATCATTAAATCAATAAGGACGGTGATCAAAAAATGAATGCCGGTCAACTAATTGCCACATTAACCTTGGATATGAAGCCGTTTGAAAAAGGCTTGAAGAAAGCTCAGAAGGATGCCTTATCCTTGGGTACCATTCTCAAAAATGCATTTTCTGTCACGCTCGGCATGGGGATGTTCGAAGCGATAAAGAAGGGCATCAGATCCGTTGCCGGCGCATCAGTGGACTTCAACTCCATGCTCCAGACGGCGCAGATCGGGTTTGCTACCATGCTTGGCAGCGCGGAAAAGGCGCAGAAGTTTTTGGATGACATGGCCGACTTCGCGGTAAAGAATTCTACGGTATTTGAGTTTCCAGGACTGGTCGAGGCTTCTAAGCGGATGCTTGCTTACGGTTTTGCAGCAGAAGAAGTGTTGCCAACATTGCAGGCTGTAGGGGATACAGCTGCAGCTGTTGGCTCAGGGGCTGTTGGAATTGACAGGATAACCCTTGCGTTAGGACAGATACGGGCTAAAGGGAAACTATCAGCCGAAGAAATGCGCCAGCTTACCGAGGCAGGCGTGCCAGCGTGGGAGATACTGGCAGATGCAATTGGCAAAACAACAGCGGAAGTAATGGACATGGCATCAAAGGGGCTTATCCCTGCTGAAAAGGCCGTTAAAATGTTAACTCAGGGCATGACAAAGCGTTTCGGTGGCATGATGGAAAACATGAAGGATACTTGGCAGGGCGTGACATCGTCTATTAAGAATACTTGGGGAATGCTCATCAGAGACCTTACTTCCGGATTGTTCGGCGGCGTACTTGAATGGCTGAAGGGCATCCGGGACACAGCATCGAATTTTTACAACCTATTCTCAACCCTCAGACAGCAGGGGATTGATACTGCGAATGCTCTTAGAATATCGATCGCCCAGGTCTTCGGTGTTGACTTGGCAACTGCTATATCGACATTGATAAATGCCGCTCAGACGGCATGGAAAATCCTTATCAACACAGCTGCAACAATAAAAAAACACTGGTCTAAGATAAAGCCAGTGATTGTAGGAGTAGCATCGGCATTTCTGCTGTTCAAGGTAGTCCCGCCGATAGTCAACGCCGTCAATCTGGCTGTCAGCGCCCTGCACGGAACTTTAACTGCCGGTCCTGCATTATTTACCTTTATATCAAAGGTAATTGGCATCTACAGGCTCCAGATGCACCTGGCATCTTTGGCCGGTATCACACATGTGGGAGTACTTAAATCGGTACAGATAGCGCTCTATTCAGTATATACCGCATTAGGTCCGATCGGATGGATCCTGCTTGCGGTTGCGGCACTTCTGGGTGTTGGAACAGCGCTGTGGAACAAATATGCGGAGTCGGTACAAAACGCTTGGGAAGATTCATTGGCTGACAAAATGAAAGCCCAGCAGGAGAAACTTAAGGACAGCATTTCGGGTGCTACCGATGCCACACTGGATCAGGCAGATGCGATAACCGAGGTCGGGAAAGCAGCAGACAAAAACCTGCAGTCGTTTGACGAGGTCCACAATATCATGGAGGAGACTGCGGACCTGGCTGGCCTAGATCTCGGGACGATACAAGCACCTGTCTTTGATAGCTTAGAGATCCCGGAGATAGATATTGACTTCAGCGCAATGCTTGAGGAACAGAAGCCCACTCTGGCGGGGTTCTGGGACTGGATCAAGCAGGGAATGTCCAATACAGCTAAAAAGATCGGAGATTTCTTCTCGGATTTATGGGGAAAGATCAAGCAAGGCGCCGGAGATGCATGGGACGGTATCAAGACAGCATGGGGCAATGCAAAAGACTGGTTCAATGAGAAGATCGGTCAGCCCGTGGGCCAGACATTCTCCAATCTGTGGGGGAAGATCAGACAGGGCGCTATCGATGCATGGGGAAATATTAAGACGACATGGAACGATGCAAAAGACTGGTTCAATGAGAAAATCGGT